ATTAGTCTTTACTGTTTTTACATCAGGCTTTACTTTTTTTACATCAGGCTTTACTATTTTATTATCTTTATTATAGTCTAACCCTTTTGCACCTAGTGCAGAGTATTTGTCAAACACTGCCTTTGTTTCAGGACTTTTGTTTCTATCATACTTAATATCTGTATTACCATATTTGGCTTTATCAGCGGCAGACATCCCTTTTTTTAAAGAAGAAATATACCTATCGTAAACCTTACTGTCTTTGCTACCTTTGCTACCTTTGCTATCTTTGCTATCTTCGCCATCTTTGTCAACAGTGCCACCAAATGCTTTTGTTACAGTATTATCTATACCAGTTGTTTGAGTAATTGCAGCAGGCACACCATATGCTTTTGTATTTTTACTTAAGGTTTTAAGTTTACCAGGTTTTAGATTTAATTCTGCCTTTTTACCTTTATTAGTATCTAGTTTAAGTTTTTCTAGGTCTTTTTTATCGTTAAGTTTTTTAAGATTTTTATCATAGTCTGGACTATTTTTGTCTAGTTTTTTAAAATCATTTTCTGCTTTCTTTAAATTTTTTGCAGCAGCTACAGCATCTTTACTACTTTTGAACATTTTATAACTTTTGATACCGGCTTGTAATCCTTTAATTAACCCACCGCCTATAAGTGCAGTTGCAACATCACCGCCAAGTCTTGCAGTTAAGTCCTCGCCACTTATCTTGTTAGGGTCTCCAACAGGTAAATTATATAACTTAAAATTATTATATATTTCGTATCCAGTATAGCCCATGCCTGCCGCACCGATCGCAAACCAAGGTATAAACTCATTGAGTTGTTGTCTGTCTTCATTTATTATTTCATTAAACTTCATAAACGTATTTATCCTACCGTTTTACTGCTCGGTTTGCCGCACTAAAGGTTGCCCTAGGTACTAGTTTCATAGAACCTTTTGGACTTGCTAGAACATATCCTTCACCACCTGTATTACCATTAATACTCTGTTTAACTGTTGAACTTTGGCTATCCATATCCTGTATGACTTGATCTTTAACTTTCATAATAGTGTTTACTACTTCCCAAAGACTACTAAAACCTTGTGCGTTATCTTGAATGTATTGTGCTATCTTTACTTTTTTATTTTTACTTACTCTTGGTGTAGTCTCTAACCATTGTGCAAAATCACCGCCTAGGTTACTAAGTCCTGTGTCTACTTTACTGTTTGTATATGCATAAAGTATATCTGCAAAGTCTGTTATCTGTAGACTTCCTAGTGTGCTTTTATTTAATAGACTATCTATTGCTTGTGCATCTTTCTTTATAATTCTTTCTGCATTGTCTAAAGGTGCGTTTGGAACCTGTGGTGCTTTCTCTACAGTCACTGGAGGAAAAACAAGTACTTCATCACCTATAAAATTATCTGTATCAGTTGGTTTAGTTTCTATTCCATCTATCCCAACTTGACTATGAACTACAACACCTGTTTTACTTGCACTAATTTTTTTTCCTAGTTCACTGTTTGTATCAACAGAGTATGTTACAATTTGTGGTTTGAATACATAACTTCCTTCTTCAATCTTTGGAGTGTTAAAGTATAATAGATCACCTTTAAAAAATCCTACGTAAGTATTTGGAACTGCCTTTTCATACATAGCAAATACATTTTTCATATTTGCAACAAAAGGTCCATACCCTTTAGGATCTTTAGCATAGCCAGGTCTAGCCTTTAACATTGCTTCTAATGCTTCTGCACTAGTAGCCTTTCCATCATAACCTTTTGCTACAAAGCCGCCTTTGTCTGTAAGTATAAATTCTCCGTTCTGATTACGTCCGAATATAATTGCAGGACTGCCATCCCACTTAACTGTAACATCAGAGTATCCGCCTTTTTCTAAATTCCTAAGACTATTTAAAACTCTCATTGCTCCAGCAGAACCTTCAAAGAAAATAATATCTTCAGCATGTTGTATACGTGCAGATGCTTCTAATAATAACGGCTTATTGAATTGGTGAAATCTCATAGTCCTGCTAACTCTATCATTCTGTAAAACTGTTTACTCTCTGGTAACGTAAGTTCTTCTCTAGCAAAATTATCTCTAGCATCTGCTACTAGTGTTTCATAATCGCTACGAGGTTTAATCATTGTAATAATACTTTCTACACTATCAAGGTCAGGTTGCTTTGCACCTTTGCCTAAAAGCATCTGTGCTATTTGATTAGGATCTTTTGTAATAACTTCTTTAGTTTCTCTGTTAACTAATCCTTTTGTAGGTGACCACATCATACCTTGTGCTTTTGCAATACTAGCAAGAAGAATCATACGGTGCGATCCTTTGTATGGAGTATTATCTCCACTGCCTTTCAATGCAAACTTCATCCAACTAGGATCTCCAAACATCAGATCTGTCTGTACATATCCTTGACTTGGATCTCCGTTGATAGGAGTTTTAAAATGTACACTGATACCTGACTTTGCTACCCATTTTCTAACATCATCTTCAGGATGATTTTGTTTTGCCCATGCCGCCAACTTATTATATAATTCTTGCTTATCTACTTCTGCTTGATTAACTGCAATGTCCATGTCGCCACTAGTACTTCTGATACCAGTTGATCCTAGTTTAAAATCTTTATGAGGTATGCCTGTTATTGCTTCAACCCATGCAAGAGTAGGATCTACGTCTCCTTGGCTGATACGTTGTGTAACTGGCTTACCTTCCTCATCTTTAAATATATTTCCGCCTTCTTTAATTATCATGTCTTACCTCATTAATTCTATCAATTCCACGGGTAAATTTTCTACCGTCCTTATGTTTAATACTATTAATAATTCTACGTTCTAAATCGCCAGAAGTTTCTTCGTCGTAGTTACGATAAATTTCTTCTATTAAGTTTATTGCACTTTGTATAATATTGTTTCCACGACTTTCAATCAGATGTTTACGATCTCTTTCATGAACAACCGAATTAAGTTCTTGTAATATACTTCTGGTTTGTTTTCTCATTACTATATCCATTTACTTTTTAGTATTTATCGTTAAATACAGTATAACATGAGTAGGGTATTATGTCAATTAAAACCACTACATATAAATAAATTTGCAAGAGAGGGTATTATATCATGGGACAGTTTAATAATAAAATAATGGCAGAGTTTAATCCACCTAGAAAATGGGTACTTGGTAGAAGTTTATCATATACTACAGAAGATTTAACAGCCGAAGATATAAAAGCACTAAAAGGTGTAGGAATTAAAGTTATGAACCAAACTATTACAGTACCACATGGATTTGTAACTGATTTAGCATCTGTGCCAAGAGCAATGTGGTGGTTAATAGCACCATTTGATGTAGCAAGAGCAGCAATTATTCACGACTTACTATACAAAACTATAAGACAGTATCGTTGGAAAAAAGGCGATAAACAAAATAGTGAACTTGTTAAGTCGGCTAAGATTGCATCAGATAAGGTATTCTTGTTAGGCATGCAGGATGCAGATCCTAAGATTCCTAAGTATAAAATTTATCTATCTTGGAAAGCAGTTGACTTATTTGGTAACGGCTCAATAGAGCCAAACAAAGACAACATATAAAATAAATTATAGCAGGGCACTCGGCTTGGAACACCCTGCTACAATAATTGTAACAGTTCTATATTTCTATTTAGATTTGTAAATGTGATATAAAACCCATATTGCTACAAGACCTACTAAGCCTTGTGCTGAAAAGCCTGCTATGATAGTTTGAACGTTGCTAATTACAGCAATGTCAGGCCAAAATGGAACGTTCTGTCCGCCGACTAAGACTTCAAGTACAATGCCTAATGCAAGTAACGATACTGCTACTTCCGTTAGGGCATTCGCCCATCCTTTGATGTTTGTTAAGATATCCATATGGATCTCCTTTCTGTTATACCAGCAGTGGTCCTACGCACATAGCCAGTCTACTATTTAGGCTTAACATGTCAATAGTAATAATAGCATAGATGCTTATTGACGCCATAAATAGGTATTCTCTTTTTTTGTTTGACTATATATTGTGGTTTTTCAAATTTTTACCACAATTTACAGCAAAGTTAGATTAAACTTGTTAGTGGAGCAAGCCTGAGTTCTTTGACGGTGCAAGAGATCACAGCATG